ATGCATTTTTTTCTCTAGCTGCTTCTGCTTTTTTTCCAGTTACTCTAGCATCCATACTTGTAGTAGCCATGCATTACTCCCTTTAATCTTTACTCTTAGACTTTGCTTTTATATTATCCAAATACTCTTTTGTTTTTATAGCATCTTCATGGATAAATTCTAGTAGATATTCTCTTTCTTTTGGGGTCATTTTCCCAATATCTAAATAAGATGTGTTTATATTTTTTGATATTAAAAATCTTTCTTTTACAATCTGTTTCCATCTTATCGGAGCGAAAGGTTTACCATCACTCGTCAAAGGTGGGTCCAAAAAACTCCCCTGTGATGCGAAACGGAGCGTTATAATCTACACCGCACTCAGAGCATCTAGTAGGAACTATAGCTTGCAACCCTATTTTAAGATTTAATTTAGACCCAGCCTGTATGATTCTTGCTGTATCTCCCATAGACATCTTTCTTACCATTTGTTCAAGCCTAACTGGGTCAATAACTTGCCCATCTATTGTTTTAATCATAGATTGAGCATTATATAAAGTATCTAGATTTACATTTAAATCTGGATTTCTTCTCTTCGCATCTTTTTTCTTTTGTGCTATTTGATCTAGAATTCTAGGTGTTTGAAATTTTAATTCTACTGTCTTTTTACAGTTAGGAAGATAAACAGTAGAATATTTCTTATACTCTTCTTCGTTATATTCTAAAACTTCTAAATCATCTAGATCGATACTATACTTATCTATGTTACCACATGCTGGACAAACAGTTTGTACTTTATACTCAGGTCCATAAGTAACGACTCTTAACCTATGCAAAAGATATTGATAATCACCTAAATGCATATCATATGCTGATATTCCAATAGGATCTAAAACACAATCATCTATTACTTGAGATAAGACTTCATAAGCATTTTCAGATGGTGATAATCTTCTCATTTCATCTTCTGTAGTCATAGAGCGCATTCTAAATTTAGAATTTATATCTCTACTATAAATTTTTCCTAAAGATGGTAATGTGAAAGATTCTTGAATTGTAATGTTATCCATTATATAATCCTCCATATAATCTCTAACTAAATATTTTATTGTTATAAATTATATTATAAATGAATTTTTATTTTAGATTTTACGTATATACGTAATTATCTATATAAATAGAAAAGACATTGAATAGTAAACAACTTCTCATCTAACTATTCAATGTCTTAAGTTATTCACTGTAATTTCAGTATTCTCTTATATACAATATTTTATACAGGAATTGTACATTATATATTATTTTATTCTGCTTCGTCGTCAGGTTTACTCATTAAAGCATAATCATAAACAATGTTAGCTGTAATATCTCTCTTATCACCACTTTCTTGATTGTAGTTAGGCATTGTGATACCATTTATCCAACAACCTTTTAATTCCCACTGTCTGATAAGTTCACCATTAGGTGTGTATTCCATAAGCCAGCAATCTTTCTTATATTCTGACATTTTACCGATTTTTTCAGTAGCTACGTTATAAGATAAATTTTGCCAAGCCATGAGGACTGATTTAGTATCAGCACCTACGAAGTCATGCACCTTAAGTGTACCAGCTTCAAACTTAGGTAAACCAGCAGCTTTCATAACTGAGTTACCACGTCTAATTTCAATTACATCTTGAGTAAATGTAGGAAGAGAAGACTCGATAACAGATAATCTGATAATTTCTTGACCATTAACAATGGTTTCAGCAACACCTTCTACTTTACCAGCTGCAAGAAGGCTATCAATTCCAGTTACTACAAATTCGAAGTTATTACTTCTAGCAACTTCGTATAAATCTGGATTAGCAGCTAAGTGATAGGCGCCTAAACCTGTAACATTACTTATTGTATGTGTTGACATTTATTATTTCCCCCTATCCTTACTCTATTACTGCAGAAGTATCATCTGCGAGTTGTAATTCGATTTCAAAATCTTCTACTGCTTCGATAGCATATAATCTAATGACGCATCTAAGTTCAGCTTTTTGTTTATTAGCGCGTTTCTTTAATTCGTAAGCACTTATACCAGCACCTTTAACCATTTGGTCAAGTGTAGGAATAATCATAGACTTAAAGTTAACCCATAATATGTCATTATTTTGCTCGAAAGTCATTGATCTAGCTGCTGCAAATGCTGTTTTAACAACGTTACAGATAAGCACTCTGATATTTAAGAAAGATTTAGCAGTTAAATTAGCTGGGTTATTCTTAAGAGTTCTATTACCCCAAATTAAATCACCATAAGGTGTAATCTCTGTAATAGGGTTAATTGATATACCCATTCTAGATTGGTATGACTCAGCTACTGCATTTGTTACCTTTTCATTTACAGATTGTAAATTAGGAACACCACCTCTATTTGCACCAGCTATAGCTAACCAATCTGGATTATTTGCAGTAGATCTAGCTAAAGCAAGCAAATAACCGAGAGATGCAGGCATGTTATAAACTAATGTTTCCCCAGCTATAGAATATGTTCCCCATGGTGTAAACATAGCACCATATTCTCCATAACCATCTAAGTTAGGGAATAATTCTTCTATTACATTTTCTGGTTTGATATCAGGTGTATGATCTAAAAGAGCTACGCAATCTTTTCTATTATTAGCAGCAATTGTGTATAAAGCATCACCTAAGCCTTTTACACTAAATGTGCTGTTAGCTTCAGAAGAAGTTGTACTTACAGCTGTTGTTGCGTAAATAGTCATTTTAGTTATTCCAGAATCAACATCACAGCAGAAGTAGAAATCTTTAACTAAATCTTTTAAGGTTTCTGCATGAGTTACATGTGTCGTTAAAAGCACACGTTTACTTTCTTCTACTGGCGCATCTGTACCTGCTGTATCAGTACCTTCATATGTAAGACCATCTCCACCAGCTGTTTGTACGCTAGCATCCACTACTGGAGCATAAACAGTTCCATCAGAATATTTGTAACCATAAAGTTTAACTGTCCATAGATTATCGCAATCAGTTGCTGCTTCTTTATTAGCTATTACTTCTAACCAACAGTTATTTAAAATCCATGAGTGAACTGCGTTAGTACTTTCACCTAATTTTCTTAAATATTTAGCATTGCTGCATATAGCAAAACTAATGCTTTCTGCGGTGTTAATATCAAATGTATTATTTAAGTTTAAGCCATATGGAGAAACAATATCAGCAAATTCTCCATAATGAACTTCTGCATAACCTAAATTGTGATTATATAAACGGTTTGCAATAGTTTGATCAACTGTTAAATCAGCTGCCTTAAAAGAATCTGCAACTAATCTAATAGTATAATCACTGATTCCAGTAACACTGTCTGCATTATCAAATAAGCTTGCTTTTGAACCTTCTGCAACTTTTGCTATACCATCTACGTTTGGATAACCACCAGTTGTTAAGAATTTAACATTATAAGAACCACAATCTTTAACTTTTGCAGCACTTAAAGCTTTACTCAACTCATTATAAGCAGTTATTGGAGAAATAGTTCTAGCAGCATCTGAAACACGTTCAAACATAACAGGTAAGCCTGCAGCTAAAAGTGTTTTAGCATATAAATAGCTAGGTTCTTTTTGTCCTTGAGCAAATACTTTCTTACTATTATATGTAAAAGTACTTGAAAATGTAATTGTATCAGTTCCAAATTTACTTTCGAGATCTGCTACAGAATTTAATAATGTAGGTTCATTAACAGGTCCAGAAACTGAAAATCCAGGAACATAAACTGTATTTGCAGTTACATTTAAGGTACCAGGACTAGTTAAATCTACTTCGTTAAATGTAATTTTAGGCATGTTTTTACTCCTATTTTAATCTATCTGATTCTAATACAACATCCCAGTCATATTCAACTGTGTAATTATTTCTGATCTTATAATCGAATAACCATGCATCATCTATTGTTAGTGATAAAGTCATTCTAGTGAATTGTCCTGGGACAAGTCGTTCAGGAATATCTGAATTATCAGTTACTGTTGTATCTAATATTATATTTGATGTGTGCTCTATATTAGCACCATTGTAAGGTATTTGTATGAGCAATTTAGGAAAATTTATAAGCTTAAATATAAAATTTCTTAAGTACTCATCAGCTTCTTTAAAAAATTTAGTATATATATCTATCTAATAAGTTAACTTAATAGGTATCCCATTTAACTAAGCACTTTTTCTAGCATTAGCTTCCATAGTCATACCATCATAGGTTAAGGGTTTTTTATTTGTAGATAAGATTTCTATATCATTGCCTCTCGTTAAAGTTATTATAGGTAATGTGAGAGGTTTATCATCTGATATATCAGCTCTATACTCAAATAATCTTCGGGTTTCGGCTGGGCCTGTAATCTATATATTATCATCCATTACCCAGCTTTTTATTTTAGCTAGCAATGCATCATCATAATATGAAATGGCCATTTTTATTCCTCCAAAAATGTTTCATATAAATAAGGCACTTGCTTACTTATTATTTCAAATACTTCTGTAAATATTGGATATCTAGATATAGATAGCGTTCCATAATTTATTAATTTACAAATATCATTTAATTTAGCAGAAGTTTTTGGTAGTATTTTGTTTGGATTTATTGTTATAACATATTTATCTGGATATCTATAAACTATAAGATTTTTAATTCCTGCTATCAAAATTTCATATGCAGAAGGTATAATTGTCTTATTATTATAAGTTATCCAACCTAAATTATTATTCTTAAAATAGTCTTTATATTTTATAAGTTTTCTTCTATCAATTAAATTTATAAAAGTATCTTCTATATAAGGTATAAGTATTCCATCTATAAATAAATCTGTTTTTGGATTTCTTCTAGATATATTTATCGTTAAATTCATAACAAACTCTTATAAAGGTAATAAAATTTTTGAAATTTCAGGTGTTATGAGGGCTAAAGGTTTTTCTGTTGATGCTGTAACAGGATATTTTTTATTAAAAATTCTAATTAAAGTATCATCTAAAATACCTGATCTTATTTTATTTATAACTTCATCTTCATTATCTTTCTTAAGTATCTTGCATACTCTAATAGCTTGATCTTGAAGATGTTTTTTATTAACAGCACTTTTTGGAATACCTAAAATATTTGCAAGAATATCAAAACCTGAAATTTTATTTTTCATATAGGCTTTTCGATATGCAATAAGACTTTTTATAATATCTGAGTCTGTGTTAGATGCAATTTTTAAGCTTAATAAATCTTTTCTAGAAGAATCATCTTGCATTCTAGATTTTATAAAAGATCTTAAAGTAGATTTTGCTTTAGGTCCTAAAATAGAAGTATCTGTATCTTTAATTATTTTGAAAAGCTCATTTAAAGCAGTATCATTTGTCCAACCACGCTTTTTAATAATGTCCTTGAAAGTGACTGGTTCTGAAATTTCCTCTGTATCACTAATACCAGTTGCTTTATCCTCTATACCCTATATTATTCGTATAACATCATATGGATGTTGTATTTCTACTAGTTTCAAGAAATTCTAAGCTTTATCTTTTTTATCACCTATCAGATAACTTTCCGCATATTTCTAATATTTATCTGCATCAGCTACTACTCTTAATTCTTTCTTCGCATCAGCGTTATTAAAAAATTCTTTTATTTTAGTATTTATATCTTCTGGTTTAGTAAGCTTAAATTGATCTTGCATTACTTTCTTTAGAGATAAAGTTTCTTTAGAGCTATCTTCTTGCACTAAAGCTTTAGCTACTTTTCTCATGTCTGCATAAGGAAGAAATTTGTTTGTTACTACTGAAACATCTTCTGGATATCCAGCAATTCCTGATTTCAAGACACCATCATCTCTTTTAGGTATACAATCTTTATTATTAAATATCCAATCTATAGAAGGAATATCTCCAGATGTTGTTTTATATTTTCTTAGTTGATTATTATCTAAAAATATTTTTAATATATCAAATTTATACTTAAAAGCATTACTATCTTCATCGAAGATACCAGTATCACTATCTATAAAATATCTCTCAAAATCTTCGTTAGATAAATCACCTTCTTCTAATGCATCACATAATTCTGGTATAGCGTAAGAACCTGCAGCTTCTATTTTAGCAGTAGGTATTTTTGAATTTTCTAAGAAGTATACTATAGGATTCTAATGTACGTTAGATCCATCAGGTCCCCACAACAAAACTGCTGCTAATAAATCATTTATAAATCTTGATACTTTAAGTGGTTTACCAGGTTGCCCTTCATATGGTGATCCAGGTTCTTGACTTTGATACTATTCTAAAAATTTATATATTGCGACATTTTTTTCATCGCCACGTAGCTGATTTATTTGTTCAGCAACGCTAGTTTTTGTTGTTTCATTAGTTGTAGGATCAGTAATCGTATATGATGGAAATAATTCAGCTCTATTGTCCACTGCTTCTAATAAAATCATATATAATCATCCTCTTCTGCTAAAACATTAAAGCTACTAGATTTGAAATTATCATTTTCTATACTATATGAATTTTCAAATTCTGGTACAATTTCACAACTTATAGATGCTGGATAAACCATTGAGTTGCTTAATTTTGTAACTCTAAATAGGCGATTAGGTATATTATCTAAACCGCTAGGAATAAAGAATAATGCACCTTGCTGTAAAAATTTTAAGTCATATGGAACATGGATTACAGAAGCATTTTCTTGCAATTCTGAAACCCATCCCATCTTTTTCAATGTTTGTTGTGTTGGGTGCTCATCAAATATAACACCAACAGCTTCTGGTGGGTAATATAAACTTTCTATTTCTGTGTATGTAGTATATCTTTTGCTAGATTTAGGTGCTCTATAAAATACCTGTATACCTAGCAATGTTACTAATTCTTCAAAATATTTTCTATGTAACTTCGCATCAGGCGTTAATAATGCACCAAATTTACCTTCGTTCATAAAACCCTCCAATTTTATTTTAAGCTCTACGTGGTGCAATAAGCTCTAAAGCTCTCATCTAAATATCTTCTGGAGCATTTTCAAAAGCTTCTTCGTCATTATCACCATAAGTATTGAGTAGATATCTCATTCTACTAAAAGCTTCTGGATTGCGTTGCTCATTCGCGCCATCACAATAACTCTTAAATATTCTCAATAAAGTGCTAGGTTTAGTAAAAGCTTCATCAAGATCTTCTTCATCATCGCTATCAGAATAATCTCTGCTATCTGCGCAATCTTGACATATCCATTGACCATCAATTTCTTCCATATCATCTTCGAAGAAAGTATTACCACAATCATCACAATCGTGAGTTGGATGCTCTTCTTTAAGCTCTGAAACTAAATCTTCCCAGAAACTTTCTAAATGATGTTTAGCTAATTCTTCTACTCTATCTAACCCATCTTTAGTTAAGTTTGTAATAGTTACAGAAGTATCGTTATGACTCCATGGTCTTTCTATTTCAGCATCTCTAGTAGATGCTTCCCAACTTAATTGATTCTCAACGTATTCTTTTAGCTTCCAACTATCGCAATATCCAGCTTCGATAAATGGTGTAAGATCATCAGAGCATGGAATTTCATAAGTATGTTTAGGTTGACCTTCTATAATCCAATCAATATCTTGATCTAAACAATCTTCTTCGTTTTTATCTATAAACAAATCTACATCTTGAATAATTTCATGAATAATTCTTTCTTCTAGATCTTTTATAGCTTCTGTGTAAGTATCATCATACATTTCGAAATTTGCAGCATCTTCTAGAATTTTTTCTAAGTCATCTGCA